GTCCCTGCCAATAGGGTATCGCCCGTCCCATCATTGGGAGCCGAACCAGTACTAATCCCTTGTTTAGCCATTACTTATTGAAGTCTTTTTTGTTATTTATAGTTAATATGGAGGGTTATCATCCATAGTAGCAAATGTGTTGTCAATTGTGGTCACACTTGAGTTCACTCTTTTGGTATCATAATAAAAACCAGTAGCTACTGTACTGTTTGAAACAGCAGTCCTTGCCTGAGCAAATGTTGAGTCACCTACTTGTTTTACCTTCAAGAATTCGTCATCTAACTTGATGACATCTCCCTTTGAAATAGATGCAATACCAGTCGTTACTGATATTCCCTGATCTGTTGGTCCGACAGAATCGGCAACTTGGACAGATAACTTCTTGTTCGTAATAGGAGTTTGTATAATATTATCAATTAAGATAAGAGCTTGTTTATTTGGTTCTGCAACCTTGAGGAAGTGTGTTCCAGTTCCTAGACCAGTAAAGGTGAAAGGAAGCGAAGTTGATAAACCAGAAATTCTAAACTTAACATCATCTATCTTTTGTACAAATAAAGTGTCAGGCATAACATTAGTTCCTAACTCCACAGGAGAAAGTAAGATGTTATTGGTTGGTGTTGTTCCCCCAAGGTATGTACCAGCGATAGAAATAATATTAGTAGAAGCATATCCAGTTCCTCCAGTTACAACCTCAACCTCAGTAACATCCAAATTACTATCCCTAGTAACATTAAATGTTGCACCTGTTCCGCCAAACTCTGGTACAGTTGATGGAACATTAGTGTATGTTGTTGTAATACCAGTTCTAGATCCTGTTGTTTTAGTAACTGGGAAGGTAAGATTATTAGCTGGGGTTGCACCACCCAAATATGTACCAGCGATACTTACGTTGTCGGTAACGAAGTAATCAGTTCCACCATTAGTTAGAACTACTGCTGTTGATATACATTGTCCAGTGGTTTGATCAAAATCAAACCTAACTTGGAATGTAGCACCACTACCTCTAGTAGAGATGCCAGGCACACCACCTTCTGCCATTCCAAATCCATAAAATCTAAACGCTGGGCCAGGAGGATTCTCTGTGACTGCAATTCCAGTAACAGGGCCTGGAATCTGTATGTTATATCCATTTTCATACATTGCACTACCACCGACACCAGATGTTTTAACAGCCATGACAATATCTCTAGATCCTGTAGTATGAGAAGTAGTAGCAATACCAATCTTAGAACCACCTTGAGTGTCTAATAAAATTGATTGTCCACTCTGGAAATTATGACCCACAATACTAATAAGGTTGGATGCAATATCTACATCGGCAGATGCTGCAGCATTATATGATTTCTTGAATACAGGTGATCCGCCTACAGTCAATCCAAACTGTTTACTACCAACTAGTGTTCCTGTTCTGTCATGTGATCCATTAAAACCAGAAGATATATCATCAAGATTCAAGACTTTATTAGTCTTGTTCATAATGAAACTCTTAATTGGTCTGCCTTCTGGGAAGAAGATTCTTTGTACAGAACCATTTTCTAATTGATCATCCTCAGTAACAACTGCAAAGTTATCTCTCTTGCCCATATACATTTCATTATCAATATTGACAATCAACTTAACGCTTGTATCTACTGCCTTGACTCTCATGTTAGTAGACTTAGCAATTCCTACAGTAGCGACATTGGCAATAGGATCACTTTCTATAATCAGATCCGAGAACTCTAAGAAACCTGATGGGTGAACAATAGATTTAACTGATTCTTTCCATGTTGAATATGGTAGTTTACTCTTGATTGAGTATGAGAACTTCTGGAAATAGAAGTTATCCGATAACCTCTGACTGAAATCGTTGAGAATACCAACGTTCATGTCATTCTTAGAAACTTTATCTCTAGTTACGCCAAGAGTAGTTCTGACCCTAAATCTATTAACATCTCTAACTGAACCAAGAAGTTGTGACACCTCACCAAACAACCTATCGCCAGGCAAGAGAGTACCAATGGTATCTCTCAATCTAAGTTGACTGATCTTACCATTCCAACCATTCTCAGCAACAAAACCTTCAAACTTAGTGGATGTGACTTTTTCACCAGACAGGTACTTAGCATCATCAATAATTGTCATATTGAACTTAGCCATGTCATTGTAGTTGACAATAGAACCTAAAGTAAAGTCATCATCATAATCACCCAGTGTTACAGTAGAGATGCCAGGAGCATTTGCCATACTGAATGTGACAGTGGCATTTTCAGTACTAACTCCTGTTACATTGAAGAATGAGAAGTCATAGTCGGCAGAGTTAAAGTTAGCCTCTCCATTAAGTTTAGATGCTGGTGTTATTCTACAGTTTTCTACAAACACTTGATCACCAATAGCAAATGGTAACTTAGTTTCTGTACTTGCAAATCCAGTTGTTACTGGTCTATTGAACTGTGCATCCAAAAGAAGTTCAGCAGTTACAGTTGTACCACTGTGAGTAATCGCATCAATGTCATATCCATTAGAATTATTAGTTGTTATAATACTAAGAGGTTCACTAAACTCAAAAGCATTTTGAATTATATTAACCTTATCTACAGATCCCCCTGATATAGTTGCTTCAATTGACACATTACTATTACCTCTTACTGCAAGTTTAGGAGGTTGATTATATCTTATACCACCATCTATTACTCGTATCTCATCCATCCTTGCAATACCACTTACATCAACTATAGCAGGGACACTTAAGAATGGCAATAGTGTAGGGTCAGTTGGATAGTCAAATCCATCTTTGATTCTTTCTACAATGTCTATTTGACCAATCTCAGGAGAAGAAACTTTCACAATGGCATCTTGACCTTGGGTACTTGCAAAACCAATGACTCTAGGTAAGATAGTATATCCTTTGCCTGGGAAATTGATTTTAGTAGAGTTGATAGGCCCTCTTGCATTTTTAGATGCAGTGCTATATGTGATTGTACTTACACCAACTCTCGATATAAGTTTCTGTGGCTCAGGAGGTTTTTCTTTTAAGTTGAAAGTAAATGTAGTATCATCTTTATTGATGATTGCATGATCAGTCTTTAGAACAACATTTTTGAAAGTAATATTGTTTCTACCTACAACTTCGGTGTCAGATGTGCCATATAACTTTCTATTGTCAGAAGGAACTATAGGAGTTAGACTATAGAATGTCTTTGAAGGCCAATTGTTTGTTGTATTGATAGTTACTGTGGCGTTTGCATTTCCAGATATGCCGCTTCTTGTAATATTAAATCCAGTATCATTAGTTCCGTTAACATCTAATTTTTCTTTAAAAGTAATATCTTCAAAGAAGTCAAGTCTCATGTCTAAAAGACTTTGATCAGATACGTCAAATGTGATTGTATTACCAGTCGTAAACTCTAGTGGTGGATTGACTTTTGCAATGTAACTTAAATTATTAGAGGATGCTTCACTAACAGTTGATATTGATACTGGGTTAGAATCAAATACATCTGCCTTATACTTACAAAGTTGAATGGCATCACTACTTTCTCTAAGAATAAAATACGTCTCATTATTGACTAAACCAGTAATAGTATTACCATTGTTATAGAATACAACCTTATCTCCACTCTGTAGAGAATCATCGGGTATTGTAATTTCAGTCAAGTCTGTTGAGAAAGCAGATACGGCAAATCCTATTCTACCTGTAGTGACTTTAGCAATCACTGGATCGTATCTAACTACAGTTGTTTCGGTAGATTGTGGTAAAGCGTCTAATGTGATAACATCATCAGTCAATAATCCATGAGCTGATGTTACTCCCACTTCACCAAAGAATCTTTCTACCTTAGATGTTACTTTAGGGAAGTTAGTTGTAAATGAATGTGCAAATCCAGAATTAGAAGCCACATTGTAGAACCATACTGCATCACCTGTAGTAGGAATACCAGTAGTGGACAATCCAATATAATCTGGTTCAAAGTTAACTGCATATACATCACCATTATTAGGAAGAACCTCTGTACCAACACCAGATGTTGCTCCAGCAGATACTTTCGCCCATACAAGAGAAGTTCCACCAATACCCATATTATAGGTTAGCTTTTGTCCTGTAAAGAAAGTATGATCTTTAATATAGATTCTTTGTTGAGGAACGAATCTATTTTCAACTGTTTGTACCGTGCTTAGACCAGTAAGAGGTAATGTATAGTGTGTGCCAGTAGAACCAACACCAACTGTCTGTTGTGGGTTGAAATAGGTGATAGTGTTCTCAAAGGTGTATCTCATCAATGTAGAGAATCCTATTGGGAATGAGAACTTCTTCGGTTTCAAAATAATATTGTTTGTTCCGACTGCATGAGTCATTGCAGCACCAACAAAGTTTTCTCTGTTTACAAAGAACCTAGAGAACTGTGAATCGATAGCAGTAATGGTAAACGACTCAGTTCCAATTCCAATAGTGTCATTTACAGCAAAACCACTTACATCAGTAACAAAGATGGAAGTACTAGGGCCTGTTGTGCTTACATTACCTAACTCTACTGAAAGACCACAAGTTTTGTTATTAACGGTAACTTTCTTAGCTCCATTGAACTCTGTGAAGTCAGATGTGCTAATACCACTGATTATTAGAGTTTCACCGTTTGCAACCTCGTGTGGAATACTTGTTATACCTACAATTTCATTTTTATTCTTTACTAGCTCAGTTTCTGTAAAAGTAGTGACTCCAATCTGCACTGTGGAGATAGGTTTACCCAAAACAGATCCAACGACAATATTTGCTCCAGTTCCATCGGTTCCAGTGCCGTCTAGGTCTAATACATCATCTACTTTGTATCCATCCCCTCTAGAGAAGATAGTTACGGAAGAAATACCAGAACTCTTGATTTTAGTGACTTCAAACTCTTGTTTTAAGGCATCTCTGACATCATCTATCAAATCATAGTCAGAATTACCATATGAGAGATAATATGGGGCTACGTTTCTTGTAAGTTCTCTTTCAGTGATGTCAATATCCTGATTGAAGAAAGTTACGAAGTTTTCATCGATAGGAGTGTCTTTAAATGATCCACCAATCAAATATGGGAATTTTGGTTTGGCAATACCACTAGAATCAACATCTACGCTGTAGAAGTAAGCATATACACCATCTGGATACTGTGGAGTCACACAATAGCGTCCACCATGCACATCTAGGTCTCCTGAGTTGTCAAAGATGTAATCATTGGTGAAATATCCAAAAGCAAAGCCAGGAGGTCTCAGACCCGACCTTAGAGTAGTATCAAGAATGTATCCTGACTGTAATCTTTGTATTGCTCCTCCTGTTGGAGTCTGATAACCATAAGGACCGTAAATTGGATTACCATCATAAGCAAATCCAAGTATAGGTGAGTGGAAGGCGTTAGGTGTCTCAATATTACCCGAATCAATGTTATCTCCAAGTTGGAATCTAAGTTTTTGTGGAGGATAGATACCGATTGTCTGTAATTGGAAGGCAGGGTTCGTACTTGGTTTAGTAAGTAGCGAATCTTCGTCACTTATGATAGCATCGTTCTTTAAAACTTGGTTTATTGTCCACTCTTTAACATCTGCTATAAATTTAGCAGATTTACCTCTATTTTGAAGATCCAGAGTTGTTGTCGCTGAATCATAACCAATACCACCATCAAGAATCGTAATACCAGTTATTTTATTGTTAGTAATGATTGGTTTGATATCTGCAAAACTACCTGTGGGACTATAGACGATAATATCCGAGTCTGGACGGTATCCTTTACCAGCAGCAAGTATCTGAACGTCTACAATTGATCCGTCAATGATAATCGGCTTCAATAGTGCTGTAGATACCACTGTAGCGATTCCAACATCAGGTCTCCTGTGGAAATCCATGATATTAGTGCAACCGTAACCAACACCACCCTCTTCTAAGTAAACACTTTCAATTTCACCAAACACTAACGGTTCGAGCTCTGGTTTGATAATAGTTGTAGCAGCGATACCAGATAAACTCTCTACGTTTACTACTATAGGTGGGTATTTTATAGTATGTTTGCCTGATCCAAATCCACTAATTACAACTGTTTTATTTTTGTTATAATTCGTTAGATTTCTTTGTGAGGAAACACCAACATCACATAATCTGAATCTATTGCTGTCAATTACCTTAACTGCATATTGTGTTGTTGTAGAAAGACCACTTGCAACAGTTCCTTCAGTAGAATACTCAACAATCTCACCATTTTTGAAATTATGATTATATGCAAGCACATAATCATCAGATGTACT